AACCACCTTGGCGAGAGTCGTGCCTGACAACTGCATGACTCCATCTCTGCCGCTGTAGACCTTCGCCATCAGAGCACACCAATCAGATTCACTGTAACAGTGCTCGTTCCAGGGCGCACCTGAGCGAGCTGAGGCGAATTCTCGTAACGGTACTTATTGCCAGTCGTTTGAGCACCGAGCGCATCACTGTTTCCTTCCCATCCACCACGCGCTGATTGACCAAGATTGAACGTGTCAAAAGTGCCGCGCACAAACTCGTAGTGATCTAGAAACTGTTCAGCCTGTGCGTCAGTGATGTTTGCATAGGTGAGCTGCAGCTTCATGTTCGTGCGGTTGCTGCCATACAGAATCCGCGTTTCCGCGCCATTCTGCGCCTTAAACGTCTTGATCGGGAAATCACCCGACTCAAACGATCGGGCAGTTGGCGTCAGTGCAGGAAAGTCCATTACCTAATGTCAAAGGAACCGTTCATCGCTTCAACGATGCGGCTGCTGCCATCATCATTGCAAGGATACTCAGACGCGACAATATCAACTGTACCTTGATCTGAGAATGTCAGTTGCTCGACAACGTATGTATTGGTACTGATCTCATCGTTTTTAATCGTGAAAACTGTGTCGTGGAATGTTGTCTCAGTCACGATGCCATCAGCAACAAACATCGTTCCATCCTGAACCTCTTCAGATCCAATCTGGAAATAAACAACGTTGTAAGTGCCATCCGGCAAATCACTAACGCTGGTAACAACACCAGAACTATTGATTGTTCCAGTATTTGCGCTGCTGTAAGGGCTTGACTCAGTAGTGACTTTAATGAACGAACCAGCCTGAATACTTAAACCTTCAAGAGTGGTTGAAAAGCTAATCGTATGGGTAACAAGAGCACGCAATGCCAAGAAATACTTGGCAACCTTTTCAGCGTGTTCCTGTGAAGTGCAGAACTGAGTCAGGTCAAACTGCTCAACAGGCAGCACGTTGACACCAGCATCATCAAACAATCTGTTGTCTTGTGTCGTTTTGACGCTGATTGCCTTTTCTTCTGGGAGGCTATTTTTTCGCTCTTGTCTAAAACGTACAACCGCTCTAAAAGCCCTGCGCTCTTCTGCGCTGAGATATTCAACCCTGAAGGTATCCTCCAAGATATTGCCAGAAGTAAAGAGCTGTGCGATTGGAACAGCATCCTCAATTATCTTGCCAGACCCGCTAACCGGCAACGCTGGTTTTAAGCTAAACTTACCATCAATAATCACAAAGTTGCACAAGAAAAATGGCGCAACATCCATAATGAACTGACGCAGATTTGTTCGCTCAACAATAGGCCCGTTAAAAAATAATTTTTCATTAAATAAAAATTTTGATGTTTCAATTAACTGTTCTTTTTCAATTAAATTTGGATTGTCACGGTTCATCGCCAACAAACCACCCGCACCAGCAACTTGATCAGTCAGCAAAAAGTAGACAAGATCAGTGAACAAGTTGCTAGGACCAATTTCATCTAGATCGTTGTAAGCACGCAATCTATTTGGATGCAACCGCTCCACATGCATCCCACTAGCGAGCCAACAGCGGACTTGATCAAGCTGCGTAAAGCTGCGGCTAGCCTTCAACGAAAGCCCTGCCAACGTCAAGTTGTTAAAGGTTGGCACCTTTTCATTGATCTGCATCTCATTGACATAAACAATCTCATGCTCTGGTTTATTAAGATTTGATTTTTCTACAAAATCACGATATTGACTGATGTCAGTAACCTGCGATGACTCGACAAACGTTTCTCCTTCTACCTCAACGATTGGCGGGGTTCCTGTGTCCTCAACGTCACCAATCACAAATTGATGCCCAACCTTATCGTAAGATGTTTTAAATGGATTTGAATTGGTAGGCGTATGAAACTCTTTAAAAGTATCGCCTTTTTCCCAACCTGCATCCGTATCAGCGCCTTGAACAACCTCGATTGAGTTAATTCGCCAGCGAGCTTTGTTGCCAACATTGTAATAAGCATTGCCGTCTTCAATGCCATCACCTGACTGATAACCGACAGTGTTTAGCAGTGCTTCGCCTGTAATTTTTAGTCTTATACTTTTCCCTCCGCTTGTAAAAACTTTTTGGACAGTTTTTGTCGTTCCAACGGCCTCCTCTGGATTTGTATTGTCAAACAAGTAATACCGATATGCCTGGCTTCTTGCAGGGATTGTCTCAGCATCTGCTTCATCGTTGATTTTAAACAACATGCCTGACCATTGCATTAAATCTTGGCCGTCAGGCTGCCTGAATGGATTGCTTGACGCATACGCTGGCTCAGAACTGCCGATAGCATTTGTTCCACTCAAGCCGCGCCTAATCAGTACTTCATCACCTTTTCTGTTGCCAATACCACTGCCTTTAATTATTGCCTTTTCAAATTTCCATGAATGTGTTTTACCGCTCCAAGACGCCATATCACTACTGAGTGGATCTTTTATTACAACCCATTTAACGTGCATCCAACGACTTGATTTATTATCAATATATTCAAAGCTCAAAAATTTATATCGTCTTCCTGGTTTGTAATTAGGATCGTCAGCGTCACCAATTACTTCATGGAAAAATGCAGCAATTTTGCCTTGTGTTGTTGTTGCGTTTGATTGATTTTTTAACCGCGTCATTTGGCCACTCGCAGTATTTCCAGTCTGCGCTGTTGCTGGTAAAACTTGATTGTACGCAACTTCTATTGGCAGTATTTGGCCTTCACTTCCAGGCAGATTGCGAGCATTTCGCGCAAATTCCTTGTTTAGCTGTATGCGCTGCTTCCAATTATCTATCCTGCGTCCATTAAAATGAGCAGATATTGTTCCAATATTTGGCATATTTTTATGCTGCACTCGTTGAGACGAATCCAGTTTGCTGTCGCTATTTGTAGAAATTGATTGCGTTAATTCATATACTATATTGCTTGGAATATTGTTGATGTCACTACCTGAAATCGGCACAAATTTAAACTCAAGCTCTCGCGCTTCTAAACTTTGAAATCTGATAAAGTTGTACTGAGCAACAGGACGCTGGCCTCTGACCACAAAATAATGCTTGAATGGTACAAAATCTTCCTCAGGGGCCGATGCTAGCTTGATAAATACACGGAAGAACGAAGATCGAACAATGCTTGCTGTGATCGTTCCAGTATTGACTTGATAGCCATCCTTGTCATATTTTTCAATCTCCTCAGGGCTTGGCAAGCTGTTAAATGCACATAAGCCATTTAAACGCTGATAAACCGTGCTCTTGATTCCAATCTCTGTTGAAACGGCTGGGCGATTGTTACGAATATTCCCAATTGCAACTTTCGTTAATGGGTAGAACTTTTCACCGATGCCCTGCTGAACGTCTTCACCGCTGTCGCCAATGTATTCATGATCTGGTTTTACTACTGCAGATTTCGACACAATACCAACTTTTTTACCAATAGAAGTAGAAGCATCAACACACCGAAGAACAATTATTTGGTCATTTGTATTTTCAGGATTGAATTGAGCTTGACTCCTGTCTATAACCTTCCAGATACATCCACCGATTTCAACTTGCTCCCCTAACTGTAAAGTTGCATCTGCCTCAACCTGCAATGCCTCAACAGTTGAATTGATTTCCTCAACGCTCTCGCGCCTGCCTTTTCGTTCATAAAAGCCTGGTATCTTTTCCCCATCGTCATCAGTTCTGCCTGCCTCAATACTACTATTACTAATTAAAAATGTTAACTTATCTCCATCTTGAACGTTGTCAATCGTTTCCCTTGTCTTGTCAATACTTCCTCCGTAAATATTCTGTTGTCCTTGAACTTTTGTCCCTTTTGGGATATTGATCGGGCTTTGTTCGTCAACACGCTTATACTCAATAAGGCCCATTCTTGGGCTATAGTTCCTGCCTTTTCCAGCTTGGTATTGGTCGCGGATTTTTTTAAGATCTTCCTTGTCAGAAGCGCTAACATTTTCATTGCCCTTTTTGTATCGAAGATAATTCAAATCGCCTGCAATCTTAATTCGCTGTATCGTTAGCGACTTCTTTGCTTCGCCAGGCGCTTCGTCGACAATCGAAACAATTCTATAGTTCAGCCTATAGCTTGTTCCATTTGCCATGGCGCCATAAACACCAAACTGCGTATTATTTGCAGGTGAATAAGCGTGGCAAAATGCTTTATCGTCATCACCATTAAATGTTGGACAGGTGAATACATCTGCATCACCTTTGACTGTTTCTGGATCACCAGTTGACGGCCCACCAATAGTGCCATACGCCTTGTCGCCTGCTGAAATGCGCCTGTTAGCAATGTCGCCGCTAGAGTCTCCCTTCCAATAAAACGCAAAGAAGTTTTTGTAAACAGAATCAAGCGCGTTGTTGCCTAAATAAATTCCCTGCAAGTCTGGTGCGGCAATACCCGTTCCAGGCACCCCTTGCTCACCAACAATAAACATTAACTTTGCTCGTTGCATGGTGCCATGGCTAAACATGCGGGACCAAACTAGCCTTAGCGTAACCAGCATCCCGCCAATGTTTTCTTCTTCAATGCGGCGGTAAAGACCAAAAATAAGCGAGATTGGCGCTGCATAATCTGCAAGCTCTGCAATCGTGTCAAAACCTCTTGACGGTGTAAACCTGCTAGCTCCCGTGACATCACCAAGATCAATAACACCACCACGCTTGTTAGAGCCTGGCATCTTCGGCTTTGGCGTTAGCAGATAAGCAACACCAGTCAGCACAAGGCTGATGGCTATATTTGTAAGAATTATTTGTGTTGCGGTTTTAGCTGCAGCAGGAGCCAGTGCGTTTACTACATCAGGAATACGGTCATAGGCTGCTGGCCTTACCGCTCCACGACGCCTTGCCTCAGCCGTAAACTTTCGATACTCCTCCTCCGTTACACCAATCGCATCAATTAACTGCTTTTCGTACGGAAGCAGTGGTACGTCGTAAACAGTTGGACCGAAGACCACTGAACCTTCTCTGTTTTTGGCTGGACGTACAAAATGCCCATCTGCCAAGTCACTGCGAATGTCCAAGACTTCTCGGGCAGCAATAAGATATCTCCATCATACTCTGGCTTTTTTACGCGAACACCCCAACGCATCAGGTCACGGCACACTTCCCATTTGCTTGCCTCATACCACGACTGCTTGAACGGTGGCGCTTCAATTCCCATCCGCTCCAATGCCTTGTAACACAAGTGGATGCAGTCGATATAGCCATCACTACCATCAGCGCCAAACCGATACGGCATCCCGATCAGATCACTGCAGTCTGACATTGCTGGAAATCGGCAAGTTGCCTGCAATAGCACGCGTCAATGATCGCCTAGGAACATCCGTTCCAACAGCATCCAGAACAGAACTGAGCGCAATGTTCAACGAAACGTTGTCCCACTGACCTCCTGTCACATGCCCCGTAAAAGTATGAACAATGGTATGGCTAGCGGATGGACCAGTTACCGGATCAGGATCCTCGATGATCAAGACATCGACTTCCATCACATAATGTTCATTGACTGCTTTGACAGCCCAGGATCTGCTTAGCTCATTGTTTGGAAAAACAACGGTGGCCTCAAGACCATCACCAGTGCGGTTGACGGTGACACCAGAAAACCCAAATGGAACGAAGAAGTAATCAAGACCTCCATGCGTAATCTGTTTGCCGATAAAAAAGTTCTGAAACCTTTGGAACGGTTCTAGCTGTCCAGAATTGACATTGAAGCTCTTGATCCGTAGAGCATGGCCGAAAGCGTACTGGGTCACATTCCTAACCTCTTACGAGTGCTGCCGCTCATTTGCAGACGTTTTAGCGTTTGTTGTTCACCTTGTTTAGCACCTTGTGATGCAGCCTGTTGCATTCCACGTTGGAACTGATCAGCGGTCACATAATCAACGCTGTTGATACGTTCCACGGTGTAGCGAACATCGATTAGAGCGGCAACTGCTGTTCCGCCACCTTCGCCTGACGTTCCAGAGCCTCCTGCTTCTGGAATAACGGAACCACCGCGAGCACCGCGTGAATAACGTGACATCGCAGAACGCATCTTAGATTCTGGAATAATATATTCAGGCTCTCCGCCCTCCCCAACAACAGCAGCTGTTGGCCCTGAAACATAACCACCATCCGCAAAACCAGGAATTTTTAGCGCACTGCCTGCTTGACTAATTGCTAGATTAAGAAAGATTCTGCCAACATCTCGAAGAATTGAAGCCAAGGACTCCTGCAATGACTTTGTACCATCGATTGCAGCCATGATTCCATTTACAATTCCACTCTTAACAGTTTGCCCAACCTGCTCAAACTGAGCCTCAATCTTTTTAGCAGCCTCAGCCTGTCGATCCATTGCATCAAGTTGCTTTTCAGCAGCAATCAATCGAGCTTCATCCGCTGGCAACAACCCTTTCTGTGTGATTTGATTGATTCTTTCATTCAACTCCGCTTCTCGCTCCGTTCCGTTGATAATTCCTTCCAGCTTTGCCCTACGAGTGTCTTGCTTTTGAGTTATTTGATCTGCGTCATTTAGCTGTTTAGCAATATGCTCGCCAGCCATCCTGTCCAGCTCTTCCTGACGATCAAGCTCTAAAGTCATTAACTTATTTAACTCTAAAAATTCTTTTAACTGCTTCCGCTCTGCCTCTCTTTTGGCTCTATCAGCAGCTCTTTTCTGTGATGGATCTTGAACCTGACTGGCTTGAAACTCAATCTCTTTGATTGTTGGAAGCTCAAAAGCACGTTGAGACTGAGTTGCTGTTTGCACGGCAAATTCTCTCAAGTCCTTATCGCTCAAATCCGTAATTCCCAGTTTCTTGGCTCTAGCTTTCAAGCCTCCGGCCATAGCAGTTTCAACACCCAGGCCCCCTGTGCCGGTCTTTCCTAGACCCATTGTCAAAATATCTTGAGCTAATTTTTCACGCCCTTCCAATCCTGTTCTGGCTTTAAATGCTCCAATGTCAGCTTGCTGGCCCGCAAACTTTGCCAGAGAATTCAATAACGGCCCTGCAGCTTCTGCAATTCCAGCCAAAACCTGCGTAAATATCGTGCTCAATGCTTGTCCCAACTCACCAGCCTTCTCCCCAAAATCTTTTAATGCCTTTACTCCGCCAACGCCAATTCGCTTTTCAAGCAGTTCAGTCGCTAAACGAGCGGCAACTGCTGCATCGCCATACTGCTCAATCCGTTCCAAAAACTGCGCCGTTTCCGTGCCAGCAAAACCTGCGGCTTCTGTAACGCCTTGCAGGTCAAAATTTAGTTCACTTAAACCTTGTCCTAACTGTGCCGCTTTTGCAAAAAGATTTTCAATCTGTCCAGCAGCAACCTGCGCTCCAATGCCCCCTGCAAACCCTCCAAACGCGCCACCTACAGCACCGCCTAATGCTTGAAATGGACTGCCGCCAAACAACAATGGAAAACCACCGCCCAAAACCGCTCCTCCAACGCGACCAGGACCTTTCCTTTTGGGCTGCTGACGATCAACCTTCAACTGATCTTTTTTAACTCGAAGCAGTCGCTCTTCATTTTTAACCTCACGACGAAGAATCTTTTCATGCGCCGCAGCAGTTCGCAACTTGCCCTTATCTGTTTTCTCAATAGCCCTATTTAATCGATCACGCATTTTTGCGATATTGACACCCTTTTCCTCTAACTTGTTAATTCTGTCCGCAAGATTGCGATTTTTAACCATTGCAGCACCCTTGGCGTCCTGCAAATCAACAGATGATTTTGTTAAACCATTGATTTTTTTCTCGATCCGCTCCAATGCTTTGAGCGCTGGATCGGCCTTTAGCTGGATATTGACCTCGTAGTTAGCCCCAGCCACAGCAAGCCTGCACTAATAAGAACACATTAGCGCACACGACGGTATTGAGCTTGCTGACGAGCCCTGTCTATCTCTTTTTCTTCTCGCTCACTCTTCAAGACACAGTAAGCGCTCCAAGCAAATAGCTCTTCTGTACTCATCGTGTTCCGAAGCTGGACAACCGTCATGCCCAGTTTTTCAGCAATAAAAAACTGTAAAAATAGATAATTATCCTTCGCCAGCTTCGCTTTTGATTTCGTCTGGTTCTTCCACCTCCTCAAGGCCCTGCATTTTCGCCATAATGTCGATCACGACAGTCATTGGCAAGCGATTACGGATCTTGGCGCGATCACCTGACTGAAATAGCTTATTGCCACCCTCATCTTCAGCTTTTTGAATCAACATTTGAACGGCAAAATCCATGCCGCTATCTTTTTCACCCGTTTTGAGCGCCTGCAAAGTGTCGTTAATTTTGTCTCGGTCGGCAATCGTTAAAGGAGACCAATAGAGCTTGAGCACGACTTCTTCGCCGCTTTTAATCGTATAACTGCTACGCTCCTCAACGTTAAAAGCATTGCACAGCTTGTCGATCGCGCGCTCCATCACAAATTAATGACTTTTCTCTTGTACTATAGCCTACTTGCGCCAGCACGCCTGAAGCCCTCTGTCAGGTCATCCATAATCTTGCCGCCATTCGTGTAAATGTTGTACCAATCAGGACTGGATGCTGTAATCCGATACTTGTCAGCATGTTGCTCATATGTCGTACCTCTAATGGTTTGACCTGGCTGATTAGTTGCAAATCCCGCATAAGTTGACTCGTTGCCTATATACAAAGACTTGTTATAGGGCACACGCAAAATTGGTGGCTCTTGAGGAAGCTTGGCAGTTCGCTTAGCCGACAGCGAATCACCGCCAGTAATAAACGTGTCGCGCTTTGGAGCGCCACCAACACCTATCTGCTCAACATTCTCAGCGTTGACAGGTCGAACTTTAGTGGCGCTTAACTTCCAGCTTTTGCCAAACGTTCCAGTCCACCACGGGCCCTCATGTTGCAGTGCAAATACAATCCTTGGCCCAGCCTGAGCACGGCCTTCTTCAATAAATTTGCGAAGATCTTCGGCCAGTTCAGTAATTGGTTCTCCAGCCATTACGCAATCGCCGTAAACCGGCAGTTAATAACACTCAGAAAATGACTGTTGTTTTCAGTCGTAATTGCGGTAGGGCCAACAATCTGCTCAACTCTTGGAACAGTTGAATAAGTGTCCGTATAGTTAGAGGCGTTCACAGAAGTCAAACCATCAATAACTGATTCTGCAATCGCAGACGCTCCAGCAGTCCCCTCGTCTCGTGGTGTAAAAATTCCACACTGGACGCTCCCGCTATAAAAATCAGTAGCTGCGCCGTGATTTTGGAGTGTGGCTTGCTCAAAGTTAATCGTCACAAGCACATACTTCTTATCACGACCAGGCGTCGTAAACGGCATGTTATCAAATACTACCGACACCGTGGCATCCGCATCCGTTACTGCAGTGTTAATCGCAGTCTCGAATGCAGCTCTAGCGTTTACAAGCGTCATCAGAACACCACCCGAATAATGTAAAGGTATTCCTGACCGCCTCTAAACGTGCGAATGTCTTGAATCTTGGCCTTCCGAGACGCTCCAGAGAATGTCAGCGACACTTCGTCCTGCAGATTGGCTTGATTATCTCCAATCTGATCAGGGGTTATGTAAAGGCGGGCGATATTCTCTTGATACCCAGCCTCTTCGTCTGAAGTGACAAATTCAACAGGAGCTTTGAAGCCATAATTAGTGTCGGTGCTCGTCACAGCACCAGTTGCCACGTTGTAAGTTGCAGAAGCTTTTTTTGTATAAGTAATTGACGTGTCAAGTGACGTGCCAAGGTCTTTGACTACCGACTTGGCTACGTTTTTAAAAAGACTGTCAAGTTGACCTGCCATATCAACCCCTCACAACGCGGACTTGATACGAGCCACTGCCACCCAAACAGTAAGCGCCGAGATAAGACTGAAGCCAAGGATAAACGTCGAATACGTTATTAACAGTTCCAGTAGCCTGACTAGAAGTGTTGTA